ACGGTTCCGGACGAGTTGTAGGCCCACACCACGACAGTTCCTTGGCCGCCTGCAGAAGCCACGCCGGTCAATGTCTTGGTGGAGTCCGAGAACGCCACGCTGTCGGCGTAGTCGGTGGTCGGCGTGGTTTGATCTGCGTTTGTGCCGGATTTCGAGTACATCTTTCCGTTGATTGAAAAATCCATACGCACGGTGGTGTCGTGAACAGTCTCGGCACCAGTAGCGGTCAGGAGGGAGTTGGAGTGAGCCATCGTCATTCCGCGAATTGCCAAACGTTCCATGTTGTTCTCCTTGAAAATAAAAACCCCGCACTAGGCGGGGCTTGAGTCATTGTTTACTTCGCTTTACAGCAACGAGGAAACGCCAGCCTCGATCACTGCCATGTGGCCGTTGTTCACCACCAGAGCGGCGCTCCAGAAGCTGGCGCCGCAGTAGCCGCGCTGGCCCAGGATGTCGTTCTTGTCCATCTGCGTGTGGGGGATGATGTTCATGTCGAACGAGTCCTCGCCCTTCAGGCCGATGTCGAACACGGCGTTTTCGCCGCACACGATGAACGGATACACGTCGATGTTGGCGGCAGAGTTGGTCGTGCCGTAGAGGGCCGCGTTCGCGCCTCCGGCATCGGCGTAGGATGCCAATTCCGGCGACAGGATGAAGCGGAACTCTTCGCAGGAACCGATCTCTTTCGGGCTGACCACCTTCGTGCCGGCGTACTTGGCAACCGGAACGAAACCAGGCAGGTCGCGCACGTCAGCGGCGGCATCGGTATGCACCATCACGATGAATGATTCTTCAATCGCGGAGGTGTCATAGTCGGGGCCGGGGCGGATGATGCTGGACTTTTTGCCGGCATGGTTCGCCAGCAGGCCTCGAGCTGCACGGCGCAGCACGGTCAGGCTGATCGCTTCGTCGGTGGTGGCGCGAGTGGTGCCGCCGGAGTAGAAGACGTTGGTGCACGCCTTCATCACGCCGTAGCGGATCATTTCTTGCACCAGACCCATGCGCTTGCCCATGATTTGCGACATATCCTTGGGGATGTCGTCCTCATGCAGATCGGCAGTCTTGTTGGTCCAGCCGTAGATAGCGCCGTACTGGTTCAGTTGGACGTTGACGTACTGGTCGGTCAGCGACTCAGCGGCAGGCGTTACGCCTTCCTGCAGCAGATGGCCGGCAGTGGTCACGGACCAGCGGTTGATGGTGTTGGCGTTGGTGGTGGCGCCGCCAGTCGGAATGATCCGGCGATAGCTGATGTTGTCGCCCTTTTTCTTCGGGATCTGCTTCATTTCGCAGCCCAAAGCCAGGACCATCGTCGGCTCGGCATAGGCGAGAGTTTCGCCCAGGATTTCGTTGACGCGCCCAGCGGACGCGCCGTACAGTTGAACACCCATGATTTGCTCCTTAAGATTGGTTACAGTCGTTTACCGGCTGCACGTTCGTAGCCGGCCCTGATACTTGCTTTTGTATCTGGCTCGCCTTTGGGGGCTTGCTTGGTGCCGTTGGTTGGCATTACCGCAGCAGCAAGGCGTTTGCTCGGTTGAGCTTCTTCCTTCTTTGCGGGTGCGCTGGGCTGTTTCGTTTTGGAAGCAAGCCATTCCTTGTGCTGATCCAGCATGTCGGCGACATAGAAAGGGTCGTATGAGTTATCGAGGCGCTTGCGCGTGCGTTCGGAAAGTGTTGCCTTCCATTCCGCATACTCAGGCGTATCGAGAACTTCCTTTAAGTCAGGGTGGGCCTCAGAAAGAATATTTGCGGCTTCCTGATGCTCTGTCTGCTTTACTGCTTGAATCCGCTCGGAAACGAGCTTGTCAACATCTCCACCTGATTTCGATGCGAGGATCTTGGAGAAAGCGCCTTCCATCTTGTCGGCCAGCTCTGGGAATTCACCCCGCAGATCGGCCAGCAATTCTTTGGCGTCGGCTACGTTCGCAACCGATTCGGCTTCCGTGGTCTGCGTTTTGAGACGCCCTTGAATCTCGTCAAGCTGTTGCTTGAGAGAGCCATAGCGCCCGCCGGCATCACGAAGCTGTTTCTCCAAACCAGGAATACGTTGAACCTTTTCCAGCAAGTCCTTCGCCTGGTCGTTGGTCAAGATCGGTTCAGGCGGCGTTTCCGCGGTCTTAGACTCTTGGACGACCTCGACGGGTTCTTTGTCGGGGTTTGCTACTCGGTCATACGCTGCCTGCACTGCACTCGCTGTTTCTGCCTGCGTTGCTTGAACTTCGGTTTGTTGAACTTCAGTCGTTGCTGCGCCAGCATCACCAGTTTCAGTTGTCATGTTTTTTCAGCTCCAAAAAAAAATCCGCTCAAGGCGGATCACATCGGTTCACGGCAATAAAAAAGCCTGCACAAGGCAGGCTATTGCGGTTCACCACTTACATCGGGGGTCGGTTGCCCAGCGCCCGAGATTCTTTACTCGTCGTAGTCGATCTTCGGCTTCGGATTGCCGAGATCGAGTACCAGCTTTGCTTCGCGTATCCTTCCGCGCAGCGTGGCTGTTTCGATGTCGTTCATGTTCTTGTCGTTCTCTGCGCGCAATGTTTGGATGCGCGCTTCGTAGTGCTTCTTGATCTTGTCCCAGACGGGGCTGGAAAGTTCTGATTCAGTGAGTATCATTTCTGGAATGCTTGCCCATTAGGAGCGCGACCGACAGGCTCGAAACTTGGCCTCGCTACCTGCGGCTGTCGCATGGTCTGTCTTGCCAAGGAAACCTGAGTCCTGAGTTTCACAGCCTCTTTTGCCAGTCCAGCCTTCAATTCGTCTGTCAGCATAGTCTGCTCTCCGCCAAGCTGCGCCGCGGCTATCTGTGCATCAACGTTCTTTTCCCACTGCGCCAGTGCGCGGTCAAGTTCTGCCTGCTGTGCATCGAATTGGCGCTGTTGTTCTTCTGCCTGGAGCTTGGCGACCACCTCTGCCTGGCGGCCTTCCTCTCGCATCTGGGCGATCTGCAAACGAGGATCTTGTGCGCCTGACTGCGCTTGAGCCTGGGCGGCCTCTTGCATCTGCTGCTTCTTCTCATCCGACAGTTTGAGTTTGTCGGCATCGAAGCGCTGCGCCTTAAGGAACTCCTGCATCACCAGCTCCGGGTCAAGTCCGAATATAGGGTTGGCCGACGAACCCAGCATCTGCATCAATACTTGAGATTGCATATCCCGCTCGATCAGCGCCGACGAGCCGCGCGCATCGATGGTGAAGTCACCCTTCATGGACTCATCCTCGACGTGCATCAGCAGCCATTCGTAGTACCTACCGATATGCGGCTCGGTGATCATGTCGTCAAAGATGCGTGCGATACGGCGCAACACTGAAGAAGCATTGTTGTTCAGCATGGTCATGCCGCCAACGGTGTCCGGCGAACGGCCAAGCTGACCCTGCAGAAGCATCGGCAAACCCGTCTCGTCCTCGGCGCGCTGCATCCAGAACTGGATGATGTTCATCAGCTCTACCTGCATCGACGGAGCCAGAATCCAGGTGAATGCCTTGCGCACATCGTCCAGCTCGGCACCTTCGACGGTGTAGTAGACCTTCTGCGCGCCGAGGTTCCACTTTCCGTCAGCCGGCACGATTTTGCTGCGGTCGATGATGAGGATTGGAGATCCGGAAGCCCCTGCGTTGTCCATCATGTTGCGGGTGGCCGCGTTCACTCCGTCCTGGCTGGTGCGCATCTGTCTCGCAACGCCGATACCGGCCCAATGCCCTGCGCGGCGCTGCCACGGCATCACGTCATACGGAAATTCCCCAGAGTCCAGGGGCTGCAATGTGGCCTTGATAACGCAGTCGTTCACCATCACGACAATTGCAGGATGCTGTTCGTTCTCGTCAGCACAGGCGCATCCCGGCTCTTCAATCTCATCTTGCTCAGGAAGTTCGCCCGCCTCTTCTTCGCCAGAATAAACATCTTCGATCTCTGGCTGACCAAACTCTTCAGCACCAAGCAGCCCGGCAGGTTCCTCAACTTCCTCGCTCTCGAACTCGTACCCAGCTACTTCCAAGTCCTCGCGCGACAGGTATCCTGTGTAGTACCAGATTTCATACAGCTCCTTGTCGTTGGCTTTGTTGCCCTTCATGCGCTTGGATTCGCCGGTCAGCCTGTTTTTCGGGCCTTCTTCGATGATCTTGTCGATGACGCTGGCGATATAGGACGGGTCGCGCTTCAGCTCCGAAAGCTGGCGGGCGTTGATTTGGTCGTATTCGAAAATGTACTTGCCGTTGTGGATCGATTCTCCGCAAGCGCCATCCGGATAGAGGTTCCACACCGAGATGCAGCGGCTCTTAGGGACCAGCTCATCCTTGATAATCATGCCGATGCCAGCCAAAGCCTTCACCACTGCGCGCTTGCGCACGTTCTCAGGGAACGGACCTTTGAGCACTCCTGTTCCGATACGGGCTGAATCCTCGATACACTGCCGGCCTTCGCCATGGTATCCGCACTGCACCAGCCAATCGTTGATCTGCTTCTCGGCCTTCTCGCATGACTCCTTCGCCTGGCGCATTTCTTCTTTGGCCACGTCCGCATTGGTGGCTTGCTTCTGCACAGGAGCAGTAACTGGTTGCCCGTCAGGTCCGATAACAGGCCGGTCGCCATTCATCTGAGGCTGCATGACTGGCTGACCGCTCTCGTCAACCATGGTTTTCATAACAGGCTGGCCGCTCTCGTCAAATGCGGGACCGAAGTCCTTTGCTTTTCCGATCAGGTCTGGAATCGGAGTAGGACGCATGCCGAAGTTGCTGTCGTCGGTTGGGAACAGCATATCGGCCAGCTTCGCCGCGGCCGCATTCACGTATGGGCGAGTGATATTCACGAACACCGTCGAACGGCTTGTTTTTTTGCTCTTCGACTTCTCGATGATCACCCGTCCATCTGGAGAGGTTGGCTTAATCGCCTTTCCGTCCCGGTTGGCGTCGTCAATGCCCTGGAAGTATTCCTCGTCCTCCAGCCATTCAGCTTCGATACCAGAGTCAGCGCGTGCCTTTACAGCATCGTCACGCAGAATCTTTAGGGCGTTTCCGAGCGCGGCGAGCTTTGCAGAGCGGTCTTCTGCGCCTTGATCGATGCTTGTGTCAGCCATTATCAGCCTTCAACCTGGTAGCCTGTGAACGTCACACCGCCAGCGGCGGCGAACAACAGTCGGATTCCATGCACCGGGCTGGTGTAGTTGCCTTCCTGCGCGGTAGTTTCTGCCGATACGGTCGAATGGCTGTACCACGTCTCGCCGTCGTAGGTGTGCTGAACGGTGTAGGTCGGAGTGCCGGACTCGACAGAACACCCGAACCCAAGATTGAACGTCGGCACTCTGGACAGCTTGGGGTTAATCTGCGGCGACAGGCTGTCAGCAGTCCAGCCAATGTCCACTGTCTCGGCGCCCAGACCGGCAGGGGCAGTCACCACGATGTCGGTTGCGTAATAATCTACTGACGTGACCGCATTCACTGTATCTGTCGCCAGAGTCTCGCTGAAAGCCTTCCCGTCAGCGTCTTTCCCGGTGATGGTGTAGTTCCCCGTGACCGATCCGCTGGGGGTAATGATGATCTTGTGCGCCAAGCCGTCACCAGCACCAGCGATGTCGGTAATCAGGGTAAAAGCCGCGCCGGACGATGCTGTAACGCCTGATGCGATGTTGTTCGTGTCTGCAGCGGCGGACACCGCTACGATTTCATGCTTCATTTGAGACCCCACAAAAGAAAAACCCGCCGAGGCGGGTTGTGTGAAATTGGAGCGGTATCGGAGAATCGAACTCCGTTAAACCTGCTTGGAAGGCAGGCGCACAACCAATGTTCCAATACCGCGTTAGTAGCCCATGGTGCTGTTAAGTGGGCTGTTGTCGTACCTTGCTTCCTGCTTCTTGGATTGCAGTTTTGCCTTTCGCAGCATCATCAGAGCGTACCTGGTCGCGCTCATCAGATCGTCACCTTCCTTGACCAACTTCCCATCTTTGCGGTGGTACAGCCTGAATTCCTCCCACCAGTCGTTCAAGTGCTTTGCTACCTTCATACGCCCGGTCTGCATGCGGTCAAGCATGTCCATCAGTCCAGCCTCGACGCCGTTTCCGCCATCTTCGAACGTCGCCTTGTCTTTGAGCATATTCACACCGTACTTGCGGTATTGCTCGGCCAACTGCTCGCCAGATCCCTTGTCGTGCTGCAAACCATCATGCGGCCACGCCACCGGTATCCACTCTCCCTTAGCCTTAAGCGTCAAGGCGTGAATCATCGGGGTAGCCTCTTTCACCCGATACGCATCGTAGATATGGACGGTATCAGTATCACGGTCCCACGCAATCCATACTGCGGCAGTCGGGTGATCCCAGCCGAAGTCTATTCCGCAGATGCGCGGCCAATGCGCCATCAGCGTTACCGGAAGCTCTCTCAGCGATTCCTCTGCCACCGGGAACACGCGGCCCGAGCCAAGCGTTGGCGTTCCCATGGCGCGTGCCTCGCGCTCGTGCGCCGGGTAACTGGCGATAATCGCTTTCCGCTGCTCCTCGGTGTAATGCAGTGCGTCGTTGATTGTCATGTTGGTAACATGCGTTCCAGATACTTTATCGATCAGAAATCGCTTCACCACGTCTGACATACCAAGCAGCGGGGTGAACGTCATCCAGACAATTCCTTGGGTAGCGTTCGTGCGGGTCAACCCCTCTGTGTAGATGTCCAGCGGAGGCTCTTCATCGAACCAGACAAAATCCAACGTCTCGCCCTGGAATCGCTCGCGCCCTTGGTCGTAGCTCTTGAGTGTGATTCTGCTCACCCCCCCGGCAGAGTGGCGAACCATGATAGATTCGATTGCGTCCGCCACGCCATGCGCGCTGCGCTTGATGTCCACAATGGCAGACTTCGGTATTGCGCCGGTTCCCCACGATCCGGGCTGCCCCAGAAGTAGTCGCTGTACTGTGTCGCGCGTCACTTGGCTGGTCATCGATGCGCCCCAGCCGGTCGTTGGAGTATCGAATATCGCCCCTTCCCACCACTCTGGATACCAACCTGTCAGGTGAAACGCTACCTCATAAGCGGCTGAATATGTCTTCCCGAGCTGGTTGCCGGCCTTCAGCAAGCGCTCTCTTACTGCCAAATCCGCCCCAGCCGTGTGAAATTCCTGCTGCTTTGGATACGGGCTGTACCGGTACACCTTCGTGCAGTTGATCTCTTCTTCCGCCTCTTTCAGCAGCGCATCACGAGCCTCTTCGGTGAGGTTTTCAAGCCAAGCAAGGTCGGTCACTTTTTTAGTTCGCGCAACCTAGCGGCAATGGCAACCAGCATGTCAGGAGGAAGATCGACCAGCAATCCAGTCTTTTGGCCGTTATCCTTCTCAAACATACCAAGGTGTTTCATGGCCTGCTCGCGCGCTCCTTGGCGCTGCGCCCACTTGTACTTGCGCACAAAGATTGGAGCGTCACGGCTACCAAGCTGCTCGAACTCGACCTGCGACAGCGCCATGCGCGTGTCCTCGTCAAGCTCGGTGATTTCCTTGAGCCCGCCGTCCTCGTGGTACAACTTCGCCGGGTCGAACGTCAGCTCCTGAACAATGCTCTTGACCACCAGATCGGCGGCCAGCTCGTACTTTTTGGCGACCGCTTTCGATCTATCCGCAATAGCAGACGAAACATTAGGGTCTTTTAACAGGTTGCACCCGGTAACTCCTGCGGTCTTTGCGCTGTAACCGGCAGTCTTTGCAGCCTCTGTGGCATTCCCTCCATTGGCGATATACGCATCCACGAAGATTGCCTTGCGGTTTGCCGCTGCCTGCTTCGATGTCCCAGCCTTCACCTTCTTGGCTGGCTGCTTCTTCGTGGTTGCCACGGCTATTACTCGCTCTCGGCTTCGCCGGTCAGGCTGCGGCACTTACCGGAGCCATCGCAGTCCGGGCAGGACATCACACCAGATTCGCAGGCAGCAACAATGGATTCGGAATCTGTCAGCTCCTGCTTCTCTTCTGTGATCTGGGTGTCCATCATTTCCTCGGCGGCTTCTTGCCTTTACCCTTGCATCCCATCGCCGCCTTCCATCGCCTCTTCGGCAGGCGGGCATACTCCAACCATCACTTCGCCGGTTTCGGTATCCAGCTCGATCTCTACGCAAATCTTTGCCATTCTGGTTCTCCTGTAAGTGTTTGGTGCCTCCGTGCAAGGACTCGTCACCTTGCTTTCCCCATTCACCTCGCTGCGCTTTCTGGCTAGCACCTGCGCAACGCCTGGCTACTTGATTGGGACTGCGGCTACAACCGCAGCTCAGAACTCTCTCCTCTGATTGTCCGTGGCATGAAAATGATGTTGGCGCACCGCCAAAATTCGTTGGTCTTGGCCCAAGCGGGTTGATAAAAGATGCACCAACAAGGGAG